TGGCCGTAAGTCAAGGACTCTGCCTTTTCTTCTTCGTCATCTAACATCTCTAATTCTTCATCTTCTGCTTTATCCATCATAAGTTCTTCTTCATCTCCGGTTACTTCCATCATTTCTTCATCATCCATCATGGTTGCTTCATCCAGAGAATCATCTTTCTTAATTTCAACTTGGCTGCGCAGTGCTGCAACAACGTCGTTAAATTCTTCTAATGCTTTTGCAATTTCTTCCGACATTTTATCATCTCTTTTGTTTTCTTTAACAATATCAAATTTCGCTTCGGGGTTTATGCCTTCTTCACAAATCGTTACTTCGTGTAACTCCAACTTATCTATCTCTTTATATGTTCCAACATCGGGGTCGTATCTATTCGACTTGTGAAGGGCTTGACCTCCGATACTAAAAGAACGTAAATTCCCCCTACGAATTTCACGTCCTACTTCTCTCGCTTTTTCAATATCATCACGAAGTTTAATAACTACAAAAAGTCCTGTATCATCAACTTGCGTTTTTAATACATTACCTTTTGAGTCCGTCCAATTATCTATCACTTCTCCTACTTGCACATTGGAATGCGTTATCATAACATTTTTATAATCACCTTTCATAAACTTATCAGATGCATCTTTTAGCGCATCTAAGGTAATTAAATCATTTTGCTTGTCTACAACATCAACAGATGCGTAACCTGCAATAACTAAAGGTTCGTTATTTCTACCCTTTAAAATAACCAGTTCACTACCGGCTCCAAAATGACTCCCTAGCATATGTGTGCTTAAGGCCATATTTGACGATTAATCATATATACTATATAAAGTTAATCAGAAAACTTGAGTTTTTTATACTTATCGTCGTAGATATTTACTAATCCTTCGTCGCTAGTTTTACTTGTAGGTTTTGTTTTATACCCAGTCCAAACAATCCATTTATTACTATCTGCTATAGGCACTACCCTAAAGTGTATTTTTCCATCGTACATTTTTGAGTCAATTATGTATTCGTGATAGCCATCCCGTTGACTTCCAATTACAGCACCACCTTTAGATATAATTTTTACTTTGTCTGCAGAATCGTCTATTTGTGCTAAAAATTTATCTGCTTTACCAAATAAGTTATACAAATCAATATCTTCTTCTTGTTCTATTCTCCAAACTAATTCTTCGCCTTTGTGTTTAATAACAAAATTAAGATTTTTATCCTTTCTGCGCCATAATTCAAATGCTGTTGCTTCTTCTTTAAGTTCTATTTTATCATCATTATAGAACTTACGGGAGGCTTTATCATATAAAATACCATAAGCATTACCTCTTTCTCGCATAAAGTTAGTAACATCTTTTTCTAGTTCTTCACCTTTAGATTTAAATAATCTAGATAATATGTTATTCATGTTTTTTGCACGATTAATTATATCTTTTACGGTTACAGATGATTTATCTTGAGTCATATTACTAACTAAAGTCATTAACATAGCACTGTCTTTATGATATACATTACCCAATTCTTCTTTCCATAGGTCTAAATCTATCATAGCATTTTTAGCCATTAAATTATTATCTTCAAACCCATAAAACATAAATCCTTCCATTGACGTAGAACCCTTAATAATTGCCTCACCATGAATACTATCTGTAATAACATATGACTTCTTAAGTGCTTCTACAGTATATTCTGATAGCATTTTTTTATTACCTTCTGATAAAAACTTAAGAGTAATAATTCGTTCCGCTTCTGTTACTTCGGGTATCTCAACAAACTTAGCAGAATAAATAGAAAACCCATTTTTGTTTGATTGAACCTCATCAACCTTGACTCTAATAATATTTCCTACTTTCACTTCTTCTGTTGTATTTAGTGCTTTTCCGACTTTTAAGTATCTTTTACCTTCACGTTCTATTACTGGTGTATATTGGTCGTCATCATCCATTGGTCCAGCACCTAATGTATAACTATATGTTCCGTTTTTATTTTCTCGGGCTTCTAATACTATTAAATCTAAATCTACAAATTTTTTCCATTTAACCCACTTAGGATTTTTCTTTTTACCAACGATATATGATGACTTAGCGTCCTTAATAACAACACCTTCTGCCGTAGGATTGTCCATTATTTCTTTTGCATAATCCTCAATATCTTCATATGAATCTGCAGAACGTGTGTCTCGCTTTGACGGAAATTGTATTTGGTCGTCACTAAGAGCAGAATATTCTTTGAATAAAGTCATTATTCTTTCTTCTAATTTTTTAAAATAAATATCTTCTCCTTGATGACGAAGTATATCAAATACATGAACTTTAATGTCTGCTTTTCCTTCCTTTCTATTAATATATGCTAGAGTTTCTGCCCTATGAAGAGGTTCATTATCTTTGTAAAGAACTGCTTCGGCATCTAAAATACATTTAGGAAAAGCATCTTGCTCTAATCTTTTAACTTGTTTTGGAAATTTATCTGTAATATCATTACCATTAAATGAATAAATCTTAACAGATTTTAATTTGTGAATCTGAATACGAAGACCGTCGAATTTTTCTTGTACAATCCATTCTCCGGTAAAACCTTTTAGTTCCTTTAAATCACCAATTTCAAATATTCTATACATTGGTTTATTTGGAATTACAAAAGTGTTTAATTTGGTTTGGTCTTCTTTTAATATAGTACGGGTATTGGCTATTTCATGCAATACATCTAATACTAATTTAGCATGAGATGTAGTAACATCCTTTGCTTGTTTTAATCTAGTAAGAGGTATTCTTAGTTCTATAATAG